CTTAAAAAGAAAATTCTGAAAAAATTTCAAAAAAAAATTTCTAAAAAAAAATTTTGAAAAATTCTTAAAAGAACTTTCTAAAAAGTTTCTTCAAAAATTCTCGGAAAATTCTCGTCAAAAAAATAATTATATAATGTAAATTCTTTTTAAATAGTGTCAAAATAAAATCCAAAATCCGCCAAGAAAAGATTTTATTTCTGATATCCAAAAGGATAACTTACATTATCACTCTCAAAAATTCTTCCTGCCCATACTTCATTATTTAAAACTTTCTCCAAACAATATTCTCCCTCCTCATTAACTTCCGTGTCTGTGATATGATATAATGTAAATATTTGAGATTCTCCATTTTTAATAATTCCATTTTCATATCTACTAGTTTTACTATCTAACGCATTTTTCTTAATTTGGAATTTTGGTTTGAATGTTTGTGATAACCCCTTTAACATTCTTTTATAACAAGTTTTATTTAATTGTTCTTGTGGAACACCTGCCCCTCTATAGTGTCTATGAATTTTAAGGTCTTTAGTAATATATTCCTCCATATATAATTTTGGAGCTACCCACATACCACAAATAATTTTAGCACCCTCTCCTAAATCATTTTGTACTCCCCCAAGATCATTTTTAAAATTTAAATTTTTTGTATATTTTTGATGTGTGTGTAAACTATCAGTATCCCCATAATAAAATAATTTATCCATATCATAAATACTTCCTAAATCTTCATAGACTTTATACATTAATTCTCTACTATATGCTAAAACAAATGCCCCTTCGTGTGATGGTTTATTAATTTTTCTCTCATAATCCATTTCTTCTCTAGGTTGACTAGATACTATCCATAAACTTTTATTAATTTTTAAAATATCTGTTATAACATTACAAGTTAAAAGTTCATTTAATTGTTCTGAGTTTCTAATTTCTTTTTTATCTTCATAAATAGGTCTTTGAATTTGTTTTCCGTAAAGGGCATTAAGATTTAATTTAGCAGTTTCATAGGCAGGAGTTCCCTTTTTCTCTGCTTGTTTTTTCTTGTAATAATGAGTCATATAGTCGGCATAAATAGGTGCAGATTCTTCCCAATATTTACCTTCAATAATTTCAAACTTATATCCATGTCTTTTTGCTCTTTCAATATCTACGCTAGTATAAACTCCCTCACCATCTAAAATATCCCATTCTAAACCACCACTAAGTTTTCTTCTTGGAATAGGTGGAACTAAACATTTTTTATTAGTAATAAATTTAACTCTATATATACCTAATTTACCTTCTACATATTTATTAGTATTGATATGAAAACCTATAGGATATTCTTCAAGCATAGCTGAAGGATATAAGCTAACAAAATCTACCGCTATTAAATAATCTTCAATATCTTCAAACTTAATATCACCTTTCATTATTTTTTCATATTCTTTACTTTTAAAAAATCTTTTATTAGGATAACATCTACCCCCATAAATAGATTCTCTATAAAAATCATCTTCTTCTTTTGTTGGTAATTCTACAATATGACCACCTAATCTATTAGTTCTCCATATATCATAACTTTTCTGAGAACCAGTCATAAAATCACATAAATTAAGTTGCTCCTCTTCATATAAACTATTATTAAATTTCTCATATAATTCTTTTAATCCCATTACATCACAATATAAATACTCTCTTACTTGTTTTTTTCGTATTTCATCTGTTTCTTCCCAATAAGTTGATAGAGTGTGGTCTATTTCCCCTTTTGCTACACTACAATTATTAGACTTTAAATTTTTAGATAAAGATCCAGTTAAATGCCTATTTAAGTCTATTGTTTCTAACTTTCCCAAGTTGTTAAATTTAGGAATAGTTAGTTTTAAGATAGAACCATTATTAATAGTTATTTCTGTTTCTAAATTTTTTACATCTTTAAGAATTGCTAATTTAGATAAAAAATAATGGTCAAACCTATTTCCGTTATAAGCGTTTAGATATTTAACTTTAGGAAGGTATCTAATATAATCATAAAATTCTTCCATACACTTTACCCCTGTAAATTCTTTATAAATCCACTCTTCTTTTTCAAAACAAAAATAGACAAATCCTACAATATATGCTTCGTGTTGGTGATTTCTATTTTTAGTATGTGTTTCTATATCATAATGTAAAACTAATTTATTTTTATTAAAATGATTCTTTGGTTTTAATTTTTTATTAGGTAGCACTAATCTAGATTTATTTAAGAAAGATTGTATCTTTTTACAATTTTGAACATTATGTTTTTTATAATACTGAGTAGAACATAGAGGACAAGTAGTACAACCATATTTCCCTTCATATAAATAATAATGTTTATCCATTAAAAATAATTTTCTATCATATTCTTCTTCCTCATCTACATCATAGTTTTCATAAGAATTAATTACTAAAATTTTTTTTTCAAATTCTTTTATACATATTCTGATAACATCTTCAGAACTTATCATAGAATCTTTTTCTAATTTATATTTTTCCCTAATTTCATTACAGAGTTTAGGAGTTATTCTTTTTATATTATATTTTTCTTTTAACCAATCTTTAACACACCAAAAGAAACAATTATTAACACCTTTACTATTATAATCTTTAATTTTTACTCCATTTAAAGTAATAGATTTATAATTAGCTTTACTTAATAATGCTCCCCCTACATTATTTGTTTTAAAAACATCAATAGATATGTCTTTAATTACAACATCTGTACTAGAACCTTTAATAATATAATTTTCACTCCAGTTTTCATAAAAAGACAAGAAATCATTAGATAAAGTTTCTAATGTAATTTGAAAACTATGAAAACTCTTTTTAGTTTTTTTATTTTGTAAATTTTTAGGTTTAATTCCTAATGGAAATCTAAAAGTTTCTTTTTTAGTATCCCCTCCAGTAGTGATAGTTTTAATTCCCTCTAATAATAATAAGGTAGGCGATTTTTTTTTATATTTTTTTAAAGCATTATTCACTAATTTTTTAATTTGTTCATTTGTTTTATCTCTTCCATCTTGAGATAAAAAATTAGTAATATTAGTTTTAATACTATAATTGCTACTCTCAATAATTTCATTATATACTTCCTTTATTTCTTGTACTAATTTATTATCTACAATACTAAAACCTAACTTAGAAATATTTTTTTTAAGTTTAGGTGTTTTACTTCTTGTATCAAGTAGTCTAGATGGAATACCAGCAGACAAAGGAAATTTTTTAATAAAGTCTAAATACTTCTTTGTTAATTTTCCTGCTCTAATTGGATTTCCTTTAAACTCCATATTATTTAAAATATTTAATAATTGTTTAGTTTCTTCAATTGGGTTCATTCTTGTAATTAATATAAAGTAGTTTCTTTTTAAGTAGTTTTAAAAACAATTGATTTAAACAAATTATCCTTAACATACTTAATTAATAATGGTAGCATCAAAATTTTATTTAAAATATCACCTTAAAGGAATTGACCGTAATGGAGAACCAATTGATCGTAAATTTAAAACCATAGAAGAATTATTAGATAAAGTAGGAGATAGTTGTGATATATATAATAGAGGTACTGTGTATAAGATTATAAATGGATTATTGAAATCAGACAAATATGAAAATATAAAAATCCTTAAAATTAAAGAAGCGTTGCCTTTTAAATACATTACAAAAAAAATTCTAATTGGCGAGTGAAATGGCCGTGCGCCCTGTGTTGGATGAAATAGATATAATACAACTAGTTAACTCCTGACAATAACAGGTGTATGTTTTACCAGCTGTAAAAGTGGCATCAACGTAAACCTCTGCTACAACGTTGGTCATTTCTCTTAGAGAGAAACCATTAGTCCAGACATCCTTACTCCAAGTCCAAAGACCAGTCTGCACTTTTGCGACATTATTACATACGATTGGGTCAGAAATCTGGTCCGCAAGGAAAGAACTATTTACTGGCCATCCGCTTTCAGATAGTTTCATAAATAACAACTGATCTCCAGTTAAATCACAAATCTCCTGTCCGGCAGCTGTTAACCTAACACGGTTAATGGCGAATAGTTGGTTTCTTCCTGCTACTTCAAGACCACCGATGGGGCCTCTCACCATAAAGTAAAAATCCTCTACTACGTCTACATTCTTTAGCTCCATCGTGAATTTATGTGAAGTAGAATTAGCAGTAGGAGTATAAGACACAGGGTTTTCTCTATAATTTCTGGAACTTAAAATATTTAGCATTTCATCTTCGTAATTTGATGCTAACAACTGAGCGGTGTCTGCTTCATCATATAATTTATAACGGAGCATTACATTAGAAGTAATAGTAGTATTAACGTTGGTAATATCAGCTGCGTTTTGAGTACTTTGATCATAATCTCCTATAGTTTTGTAAACTACTCTTAACTGGCAGGGCTCTTGGAAAGCCAAGTTAGGACAGGACCGCTTTTGTTGGAAGAATGGAAATACAATTGGGATAGAAACCTTGACAGGTGCTGCTGAATTTCCAGTAGGAGGTATAGTAGCTGACTCTTTAAGAAAATTAGCGATACTGGAATATTCATCAGTACTTAAATTTTTTAATTGGGCTATAATATCCTCAGCATAAAGGGTACATAGGACTCTACTAGATGAAAGGAACTCCACCCTTGAGAGGACGTTAAACACATCTCCTGCTGGTATTTTTATAGTAGCACCATTAGCCTGAGTATAAGAAGAAACGACTTTATTATAAGATAAAATAATATTTTGTAGAATTCCATATTTAGGTAAAGCAAAAGTTTCGCTCATACCATCAGTAGCAGAACCACTCTCAGCAGTTAAAGTATACCAAGAGGTGGCTGATGGGGCGTACACAGTAGGGGTGCTGTATATAGATGTGATCACCTTAGATTCTGATTGGTTCAGTGTTTGGAGCAAGGAACTATTAGATTGTGCACTTAATATGACGTTGGACATGTTTATATTATCTTCTTAGAAAAAAATTTTACAGAAAAAAAACGTAATTTCCTTAGAAATCTAGTTTAGTTAATCGTACCTCAATAGGCATAGTCTCCCCTGCACTTTGATTTGGATACAAGACAAAGACTGGCTGACTCTGTACAGGTGTATTTAAGTGATTGATTTCTATTGTAGGCCTTGCTTGATTAGTGGGTTTCTTTCTATAATTAAATGCTGGTTCGGTTATATCTATATCTGGGGCTGTTTGTATAGATAAGTGTAAAATATAATCAAACATTAAATCA